TTCATTAACTTCAACTTAATGTTTTGGTTAGTTGAAAATAAAAGTCAGTTAGATGACTTGATGAATAGAGTTAAGCATAATAGAGGTTTTAAAGAAGCCTTCATTGAAATTATACCTTCATCACCATCACTTCATCCAATTGAAACTGATGTAAGTTTAATTTACCTCAGACCTTTATGGGGCCAAAAAGGTTACATTTTAGCAGTAGATCATAGTGAAGCCCTATGTGAAATCAGCGAGTACCTAATGAATACACTAAAGGTATTTAATCGATTATACACTTGGGATAAAAAGAATTTCTTCCATTTTTACGCGCATAAAGATGTAATTGACTTATCACTACTAGCACCTGACTTTAAGTCTTATGAAACAAAAGCTCATGTAATTTTAAAGCAAAGAGGTAAAAAAATTGATGACGTAAATAAATTAATTCCTATAGTTAAACACTATGAGAGTTGTGAGAAGAATTTTAATGAATTAAAAAGTAAATTTAATGGAGAAGTTAATAAATTTTACAACAACATCTTTCCCTTGGTATTCAACGCCATCGAAAGGAGTGGTATACAAGTGGACACCCAACTCTATGAAGACTACTTCGACAAAAGTAGCCAAAGTAGAGTACACACACAATATAATTACAGAACAACAACAACAAGACCCTCCAATAGATTTGGGGGAGTAAATTACGCTGCTTTAAATAAAGAAAATGGATGTAGAAAAGCATTTATACCTAGAAATCATCAATTCATTGAGTTAGACATATCAGCCTATCATCCAACCCTAGCCTCTCAGTTAATTGACTATGAGTTTGACTGCGATGACATTCATGAGTCATTTGCTCAAATGTACAATGTTGACTATAAAAAAGCTAAAGAGCTAACATTTAAACAACTTTATGGAGGGGTATTTGAAAAGTATAAAGACTTAGAGTTCTTCAAGAAAATCCAAGTATTTGTAGATGACTTATGGGATGAGTTTTGTAGTAAAGGATTTATTGAGTGTCCTATTTCTTCTTATAAATTTGAAAAGGAGAAGTTAGATGAAATGAATCCACAAAAGCTATTTAATTACTTACTACAAAATTTGGAGACCGCAAAGAATGTTGTTATATTATGGCAAATACTAAAGTTAATTCAAAAGAGAAAAACAAAGTTAGTATTGTATACTTATGATAGTTTTTTATTTGATTATCATAAAGAGGACAAAGAAATAATGAAAGAAGTATTAGATGTATTTAAAAAGTACAATTTAAAAATTAAAATGAAGCATGGAAGAAACTACGATTTTGAATAACCAACCCAATATTTATACCGCGAACTATGATTTTGATAACCCACTAAATGTTGGAGATTTGAATAATAAATTGTTTTGTACTTTTACATCTCTGGATGGTGTTGATGGGTTAGTAAAAGATCTATCCTCTCAATACTCCATAATGTACAACAAAATGTTTGTTCTCTATATAAAGAGTAACAATGAATACGTTGTCACTTACAATGTTGATCAAGGTAATGTTCAAGACATACCTGCAAATACAATTTTAGTTCACCGGAAAAAAGAAACAAATACTTTATACACAATAAATGCTTTAAATGAATTAATCAAAAGTTTAAATGGTGGAGTTGTCGACACCAAATTTCCAATCAATTGGCAACATTACAGAAACTGTATATTACTAACACAGCATAATGAGTTGAAGCAATTAAATACTAAAATTCATAAAATTATTGAACTATAGTTTGGCCTATTGCTTCAGTTTGCTTATATTTACATCAATTATAATTTTTAAAATTTCTAAAAAATGGATTTAAATGCTATTAAAAGTAGGTTGACCTCTCTTAATGAGGAAGCTAAACCTAAAGAAAAACGAGAAAAAAAGGACTACACCTTAATTTACTGGAAACCTAAACAAGAAGGAAAGTATCAAATTAGATTTGTACCTTCAAAAATTGACAAAAACAACCCATTCCAAGAGATATTCATGCATTATGGAATTGGTAAATTTCCAATTGTTGCTTTGAGTAATTGGGGTGAAAAAGATCCAATTATTGACTTTACAAAGAAGTTGAGAGAAACAAGTGACTCACAAAATTGGAGTCTAGCTAAAAAGTTAGATCCTAAAATGAGAGTATTTGCTCCTATTATTGTTAGAGGAGAAGAGGAAAAAGGTGTTCGACTATTTGAATTTTCAAAAACACTTTATCTTGAATTACTATCAATTGCAGATGATGAGGACTATGGTGACTTCACAGATGTAGCTGAAGGATTTGACTTTGTACTAACAGCTACAAAAGTTAAAGATCGACCAGGATTTGCTACAAGTTTGAGACCAAAGCCTAAACAAACGACTTTAAGTGATGACAGTAGTCAAATTGAAGCGTGGCTTGAAAATCAACCACTTCTACTTGAAGAAAGATACAAGTATCCTTATGACAAACTAAAAGAAACACTTCAAGAGTTTCTAACTGATGGTGAAACTGAAGAAGATACTATTGTGTCTGAGCCTGCAAGTGAGTTTGAGGATGAAAAAGAAGAAACACCAGTTAAAAATAATTTCAATCTAAAAACTCAAGCTGAGCCTAAAAAAGAAAAATCAAAAGAGTTTGATGATATGTTTGAAGATGATGACTTACCATTTTAATTTAAAGATATATGGCTAAAGTTAAAAAATCACTAAAAGAAGCAGTATCCAAAGAAATCAAAAAAGGATTTGACCTAGGTTCCTTCAAAGAAAAGAAGGGACTTAAGTCAAATGTTAAGTTTAAAGAGCAAACTTGGATACCATTGTCAAAAGCCTTTCAAGATGTTACGTCAATTCCTGGAATACCTATGGGTCATATTGTTTTACTTAGAGGTCACTCTGACACAGGTAAAACAACAGCACTCCTAGAAACAGCAGTTTCAGCTCAAAAAAGAGGAATACTTCCTGTTTTTATTATTACTGAGATGAAGTGGAATTGGGAGCATGCTCAACAAATGGGCTTACAAGTTGATGAAGTAGTAGATAAAGAAACTGGAGAAGTTTTAAACTATGAAGGTGAATTTATTTACGTTGACAGAGAAACTATTCATACCATTGAAGATGTAGCTAAGTTTATTTTAGACTTAGAAGATGAGCAAAAAAGAGGTAATTTACCTTATGACTTAGTGTTTTTGTGGGACTCAATAGGATCAGTTCCTTGTGAAATGTCTGTTAAGTCTAATAAAAACAACAATGAATGGAATGCTGGTGCAATGTCAACTCAATTTGGAAATAGTGTAAATCAAAGAATTACACTTTCAAGAAAAGAGTCATCTGCATACACAAACACTCTTGTATGTATTAATAAAGTATGGACTGCTAAAGCAGAGTCACCTATGGGTAAACCTAAATTAATGAATAAAGGTGGATTTGCAATGTGGTTTGACTCAACATTTGTAGTTACATTTGGTAATATTTCAAATGCTGGAACATCTAAAATTAAAGCAATTAAAGATGGTAAGCAAGTTGAATTTGCTAAAAGAGTAAATCTACAAATTGATAAAAATCACATAAATGGAGTCACAACCAGAGGTAGAATTGTTATGACACCTCATGGATTTATTAATGACAATGATAAGGAACTCAAAGCTTATAAAGAGCAAAACTCTAAAGCTTGGAAGGACATATTAGGAGGAACAGATTTTCAAATAGTGGAAGAGGAGCAAGAGTATAATGATGTAACCTCTTACACAGAAGAACCAGAATAGAATATGAATAAAAAGAATTTACTTAAACTCCTTAATTCAACTAAGGAGAATGACACCGATGTGTTCAAAGGAAAAAGAATACTACTTTTAGATGGATTAAACTTATTTTTTAGAAATTTTGCAATGCTCAATATGGTTAATCCTGATGGAGCCCATATAGGTGGATTAGGTGGATTTTTTCGTTCATTAGGAGCTATGATCCGTCAAACACAACCTACAGAAGTATACCTTGTGTTTGATGGAGCTGGCTCAGCTACTAGTAGAAAAAACATTATACCTGAGTATAAATCTGGAAGAAGCTTAACAAGAGTTAATTGGGAAGTATTTGAGAATATAGAAGAGGAAGACACTGCTAAAGTTGATCAAATTGTTAGAATCATTCAATATTTAAAAACACTTCCAGTTAAAACTTTGTCATTAGACAAAGCTGAAGCTGATGACATTATAGCTTACTTAAGTACAACATTAATTGAAAAACCAGAGGATAAAATTTTTATAGTATCTAGTGACAAAGACTTCCTTCAATTAGTTTCCAATCAGGTTACAGTTTATAGACCAATGGAAAAGAAGTACTACACAGAGGAAGTATTTAGAGCTAAGTATAAAATATCTCCTAAGAATTTTATTTTATATAAGATTTTACTTGGTGATCAGTCTGACAAAATTAAAGGAATAAAAGGATTAGGTGAAAAAGGTTTACTTAAAAAATTCCCTGAGTTAAAGGAAAGAATAATGTCCTTTGATGACTTACTTGAAGTATGTGAAGGTAAATTTAAAGACCACGTTGTATACTCTAGAGTTCTACTAGCTGTTAGTGACTTAGAAAAAAGTTATAAAGTAATGGATTTAAGTAAGCCTCTTTTAGATGAAAAAGACAAAGAATATCTAAATGAGATTGTAAACTCAAATGACTTAAATTACCTTCCTGAAGAATTCATATCATTGTATAATGAAGATAAATTAGGAGGAATGATAAGGAATTTAGAGTATTGGTTAGATGAAAATTTTAAAAAATTAGTTATAAATAAATAAAAAACAATTACATTGACTTTAAAAAAATTCGAAGAATATGGAAAAGACTTCCAAATAAAAGTAATATCAGCATTATTAACTCATAAAGAATTTCTTATAAACATTTATGATATTATTAATGATGAAGACTTTACAAATCAAGCCCATCGTTGGATTGTTAAAGAAATCTTAAAATACTACAATAAGTACCACACAACACCTTCATTGGAGATTTTAAAGGTTGAAGTTAAAAAAGTTGAAAATGAAGTATTAGGATTATCTATAAAGGAGCAATTAAGAGAAGCTTACATAACAAGTGATGAAGACTTAGAGTATGTTATGGAAGAGTTTTCATCGTTTTGTAAAAACCAACAACTTAAAAAAGCACTTCTATCATCAGTTGACTTGCTAAAAGCTGGTGATTATGACTCAATAAAAATACTAGTTGAAAACGCTTTAAAAGCAGGCCAAGACAAAAACATAGGTCATGAGTATAACTTAGACATTGAAACAAGATACAGAGAAGACAATAGAAGACCTATACCTACACCTTGGCAACAAATAACTGAGTTACTACAAGGTGGATTAGGTGAAGGTGACTTTGGATTAATATTTGGTAATCCAGGTGGTGGTAAATCATGGTCATTAGTAGCTTTAGGAGGATATGCTGTTAAGTTAGGTTACAATGTTTTACATTATACTTTAGAGTTAGGTGAAGATTATGTTGGAAGAAGATATGATGCTTTCTTTACTCAAATTCCTGTGAATCATATAATGTCAAATAAAGAAAAAGTTGAAGAAACAATTCCTCAATTACCAGGAAAATTAGTTATTAAAGAATTTCCTATGGGTAAAACTACCATCCATACTATAGAGTCTCACATAAAGAAGTGTGAAGACTTAGGTATTAAGGCAGATTTAATAATCATAGACTACGTTGATTTGCTTTCATCAAAGAGAAAAAGTACTGATAGGAAATATGAGATTGATGATATTTATACAAGTACAAAGGGATTAGCAAGAGAATTAAAACTACCAATTTGGTCAGTGTCTCAAGTTAATAGAGCTGGTGCAAAAGATGATGTTATTGAAGGAGACAAAGCAGCTGGATCTTATGATAAAATTATGATTACAGATTTTTGTCTTTCGTTATCTAGAAAAGCTAAAGATAAGGTCAATGGCACAGGTAGGTTTCACGTAATGAAAAATAGATATGGAATGGATGGTTTAACATACGGAGTAAAAGCAGATACATCAACAGGTCATTTTGAAGTCCACAACTACAATGAGGATGATGAAATCATAACAAATCCAAAAACCTCTCCACATTCTGATTTAGATAGTTTTGATAAAGAGCATTTAAAAAATCAGTTTTTTACTTTAAACCCTTAAAAACAAAAATTAATTATGGCAAAGTCAAATTTACTCAAGGAGAGAATAGTCTATAAACCTTTCGAATATCCTAAAGCTTACGATTACTGGTTAAAACAACAACAGGCACATTGGATTCACACTGAAGTTCCCATGATGTCAGACATTAATGATTGGAAGCAAAATTTAACAAAAACAGAAAAAAACATTATAGGCTCAATCCTTAAGGGATTTGCACAAACTGAAACAGTAGTAAATGACTATTGGACAGGATTAGTTACAAAGTGGTTTAGAAAACCTGAGGTAATAGCTATGGCTACAACATTTGGAGCTATGGAGACAGTTCATGCTGAAGCTTACTCATTACTAAATGAAGAGTTAGGATTGGATGACTTTAGTGAGTTTTTAGAAGATGAAACAACAATGGCTAAAATTGAAAATCTTATGAATGTAAGAGACAGCTTTAAAGGTGACCCTGATTGGCATGAAGTAGCTAAGTCATTAGCCATATTTTCAGCATTTACTGAAGGTGTAAATTTATTTTCATCATTTGCTGTTTTACTTTCATTTAAAATGAGAAATAAACTAAAAGGTGTAGGCCAAATTGTTGAGTGGTCAATTAGAGATGAGTCACTTCACTCTGAAGCAGGATGTTGGTTGTTTAGAACTTTAATTGAGGAGCATAAATCACTAAAAACACCTGAGTTAGAAGCAGCAATAAATGAAGCAGCATTACTTTCACTTCAACTTGAGTTAGAATTTATAGACAAAGTTTATGAGTTAGGTGACTTAGAAGGATGCTCAAAGTATAATTTACAAAATTTTATTAAACATAGAGTTAATACAAAATTAGGTGACTTAGGCTACAATCCAATTATAACTGACATTGATATGAAAGCAGTTAATGAAATGAAGTGGTTTGATCATCTATCAGCAGGAAAACAACACACAGACTTTTTTGCATCAAGAGTAACAAATTACTCAAAAGGACATTTAGAGTGGGACACATCCTCAATATTTTAATTTATGGACAACAATTTAATAGCAGACTACACACAATGGGAGAAAGGTAAAGACTATCCAGATCATATGGATGAAGTGTCTTTAGCTACAATATCAAAAGGTTACTTACTACCAGGAGAAACACCTAGAAAAGCTTACAAAAGAGTATCACACTCAGTAGCTCAAAGACTAAATAGACCTGACTTAGAAAGTAAATTTTTTAAATACATTTGGAATGGTTGGATTGGATTAGCTTCACCTGTTTTGTCAAACACAGGAACTGACAGAGGCTTACCTATATCTTGCTTTGGAATTGACACACCTGACTCAATAAGAGGAATAGGATTAACAAATGCTGAGTTAATGCGTTTAACTTCTTATGGTGGTGGAGTTGGAATTTCTTTATCTAAAATTAGACCAAGAGGAACTGAAATAAGAGGAAATGGAAAGTCTGAAGGTGTTGTTCCTTGGGCTAAAATTTACGACTCAACTATAATAGCTACTAATCAAGGCTCAGTAAGAAGAGGAGCAGCGTCAGTTAACTTAGACATTAATCATTTAGACATTAAAGAATTTCTTCAAATAAGAAGACCAAAAGGTGATCCAAATAGACAATGTTTAAATCTCCATCAGTGCGTAGTTGTTGATGATAACTTCATGAAAAAATTAAATGACCGAGATGAGGAAGCTATGGAGTTGTGGCTTGAGATATTAAAAGCTAGAGTTGAAACAGGTGAGCCTTACATAATGTTTAAAGACAATATTAATAAAGACAATCCAATGTCTTACTTAATGAATAACTTAAATGTTTCAATGACTAACATTTGTACTGAAATCACTTTACATACAGATGAAGAGCATTCATTTATTTGTTGTTTATCATCTTTAAATTTAGCTAAGTATGATGAGTGGAAAGACACTGATGTTGTTGAAACTTCTATTTACTTTTTAGATGGTATAATGCAAGAATTCATTGACAAAACTAATGGAAAAGAGTCAATGGTTAGAACTCACAGACATGCTAAAAAAGGAAGAGCATTAGGTTTAGGTGTTATGGGTTGGCATACTTTTCTTCAAAAGAAAGACTTGCCATTTAACTCAATTGCTTCAACAGCTTGGACACACACAATATTTTCTCAAATAAAATTAAAAGCTGAAGCAGCATCAAGAAAGTTAGCTGAAGAGTATGGTGAGCCTTTATGGTGTAAAGGAACAGGTATGAGAAATACCCATTTACTTGCTATAGCTCCAACTGTAGGTAATTCTAGATTAAATGGTTGCTCTGCTGGTATAGAGCCTCAACCCGCTAATATTTACACATTTAATGGCGCTAAAGGAACATTCATAGTTAAAAATAAAGTTTTAGAAAAAGTACTAGAAGAAAAAGGTCACAACACTGAAAAAGTATGGGATCAAATTTTAGTTGACAATGGCTCTGTTCAAAATCTTTCAAATGACATTCTAACAGAAGAAGACAAAGAAGTATTCTTAACCTTCTCAGAAATAAATCAATTAGGATTAGTTCAGCAAGC